TCGTGCAATTTCAATATCTTCTTGATACTTAATTAATGCATTAAGAAACTCTTTATTGTTAACGTAATGTTCACTCTTAGTTCTTCTTCTAGCCATACCAGTTCGTATTACCATAAATCTTTATCACTATTATGTAGATATTATAACACTTCTAAAGATAGTTGACAAGGTATCGAAATAACGTTACAATAACTCTGTCAGGGTTGAAGGGAATAGATTAAGTATCTTTAGGATTATTGAGTTTAAACATCTTTTCTAAGTTTTCTTTAGCATCTTTTACGTTAGATATATAACCCATTCTTCTATTAAGTTTATGTTCATGACCATTTCTCTGAGCATCTCTAAGATAATGTTGATACATCATTATCATTTCCATATCAGATGATTCAGATAAAGTCAATACATTATCCATATTAATAATAAACATATCTTCTCTAGTTGTCTTTAACCAAGGTTCTACTTTATATCCTACTAGACCACCTTTATTTTTTATTTCACTTACAGTAACAGGAGTGTGAAGAATTAGCATCGTGCGATCTTCTTCTTCCGAGGCCGCAACTTTAGCGAATACTTCTTCCCCAGAATTTAATTTTATTGTTGCATAAAAGTCGTCTTCAATTCCCATCTTTCTTAAGTTGTACGGTTACTATTTCATAATTGAAATTTTCTTCATTGTAAATTTTGATTCTTTCAATAAAGTGATTTAATGTGTAATTTTTTTTAGAGTTGTGAGTGCAGTCATCGGATATATCATAAAGAGTTGCTTTCACCTTGTTAGTTGCTTTTCTAAGAATGCGTCCAATGCTTTGGAGATTTCTAATTCGTGATTTTGACGGTGAGGCAAAGATAACATTATGGAGGTTTTTAATATTAATGCCAGTACTAAATGTTCCATATGAGGCAACGATGACTGCATTTTTTTCTTGCTCCGTAATTTCACGAATTAATTCTCTCTGTTCTGCATCAACTCCACCGTGAACAAAGAAAACTTTTCTGTTATCTCTTTTGCTATTATTTATCTTTTCATGTAGCACAGCTCCATGTGCTTCTACCCTACTATACAATACAAGAGTATTTCCTTTTAGATCTAAAGTTAGATTTTTTATAAAATTATTTCTCTGTTCATGTGATATCAAATATTCTATTTCATCATTATAAGTATCAAACTTCTGAGGAGAATGTTTTAGAATAATACATTGTATATCTAATTGAGAAAGATGTCCTTGTCTCATTAGTTCATCTGTTTTAGTTACCTTGTATGATGGACCAAACAATCCTTCTAAGACCCACTTATGCGTCTGTGTGCCATCTAATGTTCCAGTGAAACCAAATCTATACTTAGCATGGTGTAGTTTTGTCATTATAGATATAAGTGACTTACTTTTAAATAAGTGAGCTTCATCACCAATAACCACATTATAGTCTTCAAAAAAGGATCTATCTAATTTATAGACAGATTGCCATGTGGTTATAGTAACAGGAAGTTCATTTGTTTTTTCTTTTCCTGCGTAGATACGGTGGCAAAATGAATCAGCATCCCAACCATAATCTTCAAAGTCCTTATACATCTGCTCTACAAGAGATGTCGTTGGAACAACTAAGAGTATTTTTTGAGATTTACCAACGTAATATCTTACAAGAGAATAAATCATCAAAGATTTGCCTGAAGCAGTTGGTGATATCAATAGCTTTCTATTATGTTTTAATGCATCACATACTCCCTCAACTTGGTATTTTCTTGGACTATGAGAGCAGATGGATTGCATATAATCTTTAACACCTTCATATGATATCCCATCATTTATCTCATAAGGAGTTCCGTAATATTCATTATCTACAAATTTATATGTGTAATCGTGTCTCTGGCAGAAAGAAATAATTCTATCTAATAATCCAATATAAATTCTCTTTGATCTCATATCAAAAAGATGTATCTCACCATTCCAATTTCTATTCCTATATTGAGGCATGAACTTTGCACCCTCTACTTCAAAAGTAAAGTGGTCTCTCAATTCATACTCAATATGAGGTTCTGAATCAACTTTTAAAAATACTTCGTTGGCCTTTGATATTACGACATTGGCCGTTGTGTCAATCACTTAACCCATGCATCTATGGGTATTTATTAAGTATTGTCAACCCAGTCCAGAATTAAATCTCATAAACTCAATTGCATTCTTAATTTGGAACGTTCTGTTCTGTATTACTTTAAGTATGCTTTCTAAGTATATTAACATTGTATCATAATAGTCAATCTTTAGTGATGAGTTAGAAAGTTTCTCATCAGCATCAAGATATTTTTGCATTGTATCTTTATCCCTTATCTTTTTTGGAAAGGGATTTTCTATATAAACATCAGGATCTGATTTGCCACTAAAATACTCATACCGTTCATGACGGATATTCTTTCTTTGTTGTTCTGCTTTCTTCCTTAATAAGAAGATAGTATTATATAATTCAAAATACTTTGCATGAAGAGA